ATAGTTTGGGTAGGAGGAGTAGATGATTATTATGTTCACTATGCAGATGCAAAAAAAGATTATGATGATTGGATATATAAAGGATATGATAATGTAATTATAGAGGAGAATAAAAGTGATTAAATATATTATATACACACAAAAGAATTGCGTATACTGTGCAGAGGCCAAGTCTTTATTAGATGATGCCGGCGAAGTATATGAGGAGAGAGAACTAGATACAGCAGAGAAGGTTAGGAGATTTAAAAAGGCCGGCCATAAAACTGTACCACAAATCTTTCTACACATAGGGGGATTCCATGAACTAGAAGATTACTTCTTTGGAGATGAAGTATCGTTTAAACCGGATATAAAGCTTGTGGAAGACTCTAAACTACCAAAGATAGGTGCAATATCAGGAGAAAGGAAAGTAATATCCTTTGCAGAAAAGAGAGCATTAGTTAAAGCAAGAAAGTTTTTAAAGGATAAAGATGATGAGTAAAAAAATTAAATGTCAAAGATGTAAAACTAATAAAGCATATCCAGAAGATATGGAGAATGGTGCATGCAATCTTTTATTATGTGATGATTGCTATACAGAAATAAGATATTTACTTGCAGATTATTTAGGTATACATATACAGGAGATTAAGATATGAGTAAATTAAATTATAAAGAAATAAAGCAACGAATAAATGACATTGAAGATAGGTATTATAAAGGTTGGAAACAGTCTGAAGAATGGTGGAGAGTTACCGGAGAGGTACACCCAACAGATAGAAGATTATGGACTTACTATCATAACTTATTGAACAGTTGCACACAATGAATATTTATGGTATAATGTTAATAGACCCTTATGATTAAAATAAAAAAGATATCTAAGATACCAAATCTTGTAGCAAAAAATTTACTTGACACAAGATATAGGCAGAGGATTGTGAAGAACAAAAAGAAATATAATAGAAGGAGAGATAAGAATGTATATGATAGCACACTATAGGTTTAACTTTGATAAGTGGATTAAGAAGTGTGATTGGGAGGAGAACTTTCCGGTTGACCAATTAGTAGATGATAACAACCATATATTAAAATTTAAAACTAAAGAAGAAGCATTAAAAACTTTAGAAGAGTGGGGAATCAATACATATATTGCTTTACAAGAAGGAGTAAGAGTGGAGATGATACATTAATGACTGAAGTTTTTATATTATATTATTTTTTAGGAGGCATAGTAGTAGGAATGTTTATTATATTGCTTGCCTATTTATTAACCAGGAGGTAAAAATGTACGACCCAGTTGTAATAAATTTATTAGAGAAGAATGTAAAAGATTTGCAAGGACAATTAGTTAATGCAAACAAAAGAATTAAAACATTAACTGATGAAAATTATAAATTAAGAAGAGCATTAGGTATTGAAAGAGATGGAAGCAAAGTATTAACTAATAGTTCTGATGGAGTTTGGTTAGGAGATGCTGAAATGCCTGATGCAGAGCATTTAAAAGATGAGTAGCGATAGAGATAGAAGATTAAAAGCTACCGGAAGATGGTTTCAAAAACCAAAGAAGATAAATTACTTGTGGGTTAATAATATTTTCCCTATATTATTACTTGCAAGTTTATTTTTTTTATTATATAATTATTAGGAGAATAAAGATGACTAATCTCTGGGAGAAAGACGAAAAGAAAATGTATAGGAAATTATTTAAGGAGTATAAAAGAGAAGGTTGTTCTAATGAAGAAGCGAGAATGTATGCTAAATTAGATTGTAAGAATAGCATAGGTTTAGATATTGATTCAGCAGAGGAACTATATAAAACTGCTCTGAAAGATATTACTTGACATTATGAAATTAATTACTATAATATATAATTATATAATATATATATTTACTATACTAATAAATATATTTATATTTTTATTTTCATTATGGATATTATATATTATATTTATGATGATATATTATACATTTAAATAACTAGAAAGGAATATAAAGTGGTAGAATTTTTATTGTGGTATACAGTTATATATACTGTTATAGGTTTAAGTAACGCAGGAATACTTTAATGCAAAGTAAATGGATAAGTAGAGGTAAGTGTCCTTCATGTGGTTCTAGCAATGGTTACAACATACATGCTGATGGACATGCCTTCTGCTTTTCTTGTCAAAAAAGATTTAACAATGTTGGAGAGGCAAAGATGGAAAACAAAGTAGTAGAAATACCAAGTAAAGTTTCTAGTACCGGTGACTATGGTAGCATAAGTGATAGAAGAATATCAGAACAAACTGCCAGGAAATATAGAACAAAGATAAAAACAAATGGTTCTGTAATATCTCATCATTACTATGAATATTATAATGCAGATGGTAGTCATGTGGCTACAAAGGTTCGCCAAGTAGAAGGTAAAAGAATATGGTCTCAAGGAGATATGGGAGATGCCTTATTATTTGGACAGAATTTATTTAAGTCCGGTGGTAAATATATTACTATTACTGAAGGAGAGATAGATGCCATGTCTACTTACGAAATGTTAGGTAGTAAGTGGGCAGTAGTATCAATAAAGAATGGAGTTCAAAGTGCAGTGCAGAATTGTAAACAACACTTGGAATATCTAAATAGTTTTGAAAATGTAGTTGTTTGTTTTGATACAGACAAACCAGGAATTGAGGCCTCACAAAAGGTTGCTCAATTATTTGAACCTAACAAATGTAAGATAGTTAGACTAGACCACAAAGACCCAAATGAATATCAGAAGATGGGTAAGGCCAAAGACTTTGTGCAAGATTGGTGGAGTGCAGAATCTTACACACCGGCAGGCATAATGAACTTAGCAAAGCTAGGAGATACTTTATATGACGAGGAGTATTGTGAAACTATACCCTATCCTTGGAGTGCCATGAATGAAAAAACATATGGCATGAGAACTGGAGAGTTAGTTACATTTACTTCTGGTGCAGGCATGGGTAAGTCTTCTATCATGCGTGAGTTAATGCATCATATTTTAAGAAACTCTAATGACAATATAGGAATACTTGCATTAGAGGAGAGCACAAAGAATACTGCATTTAATATTATGTCCGTAGAGGCCAACGAAAGATTATATATCAAAGAGATAAGAAATAAATTCTCAAGAGAACAATTAAACCAATGGCAAAAAGATACTGTAGGTTCTGGTAGGTTCTTTGCCTTTGACCACTTTGGTTCTATTAGTAATGATGAGATACTATCCAGGGTTAGGTATATGGCAAAGTCTTTAGATTGTAAGTGGATATTTTTAGACCACCTATCTATTTTAGTTAGTGGACAAGATGAAGGAGATGAAAGAAAATCTATTGATGTGTTGATGACTAAGTTGCGTTCTCTGGTAGAAGAAACTGGAGTTGGTTTATTATTAGTATCACATCTTAGAAGACCATCAGGAGACCTTGGCCATGAGAATGGTAAGGAAGTTACCCTGTCACATCTAAGAGGGAGTGCAAGTATTGCTCACCTATCTGATAGTGTGATAGCATTAGAAAGAAATCAACAAGCAGAAGATGATGTTATTGCTTGCACAACAACGATTCGTATTCTAAAAAATAGATATACTGGAGAGACCGGTGTATGTTCTTACTTGCATTATGATAAAAAATCTGGTAGAATGTCACAAATAGACAATCCTTTTGAAGATAATTTAGAGGGAACAACAGGAGTACAATTATGAAATGTTTACATTGTGGAACGGAATTAATACATGGTGGTGACCATGATGGAGAAAAAGAAGATGATTATGATATTGTTAGTAATTTAAGTTGTCCTAACTGTGATACATATGTATATGTATATCATGCGTTTGAAAAAGAAACAAATGAAAAACAACTTTGGATAGATGGTTATAAAGAGTGGTTAGATAAAAAAGAAAAAGACCCGGAGATGTGGGAACATTATTGTGATGAAGAAAAGAGTATGATGGCAGTAGGTAAAGGTGAGCCTTGTAATTGGTGTGGAAAGGAAGAGCATGAAAGTCGTACTTGATATTGAGACTGATGGTTTTAATCCTACTAAAGTACATTGCATTGTAGCTAAAGATATAACTACTAATACTGTAACTGTTTTTGACCCTAGTAATATGTATGGTTTTAATAACTGGGCAAAACAAGTGGACAAGTTTATTATGCATAATGGTTTATCTTTTGATGCACCGGTTCTCAATAGATTATTAGGAACAGAAATAACACCAGGAAAAATTATAGATACTTTAATTTTATCTCAGTTATTTAATCCTATAAGAGAAAAAGGTCATAGCCTTAAAGCATGGGGTGAGAAACTAAACATGCTTAAAGGTGGTGAAGATGTAAACTTTTTTAAATATGATAAAGCTATGTTAGATTATTGTAAACAAGATGTAGAAATAACACATGCTGTTTACAAAGAACTTGTAAAAGAAAGTGAAGGGTTTTCTCAAGAGTCTGTAGATTTAGAACACGATATAAGATTAATCATAGACCAACAAGAGAAAAATGGTTTTGCTTTTGATATGATGAAAGCACAACAATTACTCGCAACACTTAAAGATGATATCTATGATTTAGAACAATGGTCATTAGAAGAATTTGAACCTACTATTGTAGAGATGAAGACAAAAACAAAAGAGATTCCTTTTAACATTGGTTCTCGTCAGCAGATAGCAGACAGACTAATCAAGAAAGGTTGGAAGCCTAAACAGTTTACAGATAAAAAGAATATTATTATTAATGAAGCTGTTTTAAAAAAAATAAAAGAACCGGAGTTGAAACTAACTGCAGAAAGATTTTCAAAGTATTTCTTACTGCAGAAAAGGGCAGTAATGGTTGAGTCTTGGATAGAGGCATGTGATAATGATAATAGAGTACATGGTAAGGTAATGACACTGCGTACTATTACTGGTCGCATGGCACATAACAGTCCTAACATGGCTCAGATACCGGCTGTATATTCACCATATGGTAAAGCATGTAGAGGACTTTGGACAGTATCAGATATTACAAAATATAAATTAGTAGGTACTGATGCTAGTGGTTTAGAGTTACGTTGTCTTGCACATTATCTTAATGATACAAATTATACTGATGAGATATTGAATGGAGACATACATACAAAGAATATGGAGTTGGCAGGCCTGGAGGGTAGAGCACAAGCAAAGACATTTATATATGCTTTTCTTTACGGAGCAGGCCCAGAGAAGATAGGTAAGATTGTAGGAGAAGGAAGAGATAAAGGTAATATTCTTATTAATAGATTCCTCTCTAACTTACCGGCATTAAAAAGATTAAGAAATCAAGTAGAGAATGCAAGTAGAAGAGGTAAGATAAAAGCTATTGATGGTAGGTACTTAAAAGTTAGGAGTACACATTCAGCATTGAATACTCTTCTTCAAGGTGCAGGTGCTATTATTTGTAAGCAATGGTTATTACATATCATAAAGAGAGTTTATAATAAAAAGCTAGATGTGAAGTTAGTTGCTTCTGTGCATGACGAATATCAATTTGAAGTAGCAAATGAAGATGTGAATGAATTTTGTAGTATCACTAAGATTGCTATGAAAGAAACTGAGAAGACATTAAATTTAAGATGTCCATTAGATAACGATTACAAAGTAGGAGTAACATGGAAAGAAACACACTAGAACCAAAGATAGAAGATAGAAAGAAGTTTGATTTAGATTTAAAGTATGGTAAAGTAAAAGAAGAAATTGTTGCTAACATGCTACAAGATAAAAAGATAGAAGTGAAATCAGAAAGAGGTATGTGGTTGAAGACAGGTAATATAGCAATAGAATATGAAAGCTATGGTAAACCTAGTGGTATCAACGCAACCAAAGCAGATTACTGGTTTCATAATTTATGTGTAGGAGATGAAGTGTTTGCTACATTAGTATTTGAAACTAAGATGTTAAAGAAAATTGTTAATACATCTATCAATGAGAATCAAGTTAAAAGTGTATCTGGTGGAGACCATATGGCTTCTAAAATGTATCTAATGAATATACAAAATCTTTTTTCTCAAAACATAATTAAAAAAAGTGTTGACAATGAATAGTAAATCATGCTATAATATAATTTTATTAACAAAAAAAGGAGACACGAATGAGTGTTATTAATGGTACAGCTTATTGGGCGAGCATTACAAGCCCAAACACAACCTTTGATGCAGATGGTACATGGAGTATTGATGTAGGTAATCTGGATGCAGACAACAAGGCTATTGCAGAAAAAGATGGTCTTGCTATTAAGAATAAAGGTGATGACAGAGGAGACTTTGTTAGCATTAAAAGAAACGTAAAGAGAAAAGATGGTAACTTAAATAGTGCACCGGAAGTTCTTGATGCTCAGAAGAGAACTATGTTAAATACCTTAGTGGGTAATGGTTCTAAAGTAAATGTACTATACTCTACATATGAGTGGAAGTTTAAAGGTAGAGCAGGAGTATCTGCTGACCTTAAAAAGGTACAGGTAATAGACTTAGTTCCTTATCAGGGAGATGCAGATGATGCATTTGATGTAGTACCTGATGGTTACTCTGCTGATGCAGACGAAAAAATTCCTTTTGCCTCTTAATTAAAAGGATAGTGGGAGGCTGTTTAACTGAGCAGTCTCTCACGTTTTATATATGAAAAAAATAGATACAATAGTAGAAGATATATACAGTTTATTTGAAAAGAAAAACGAAGAACTTACTGAGAAAGAAGTAGATAAATGTATAGATGATTTTGCTAGTTCGGTTAAGGTTCATGTAAAAGATTTCTTAAAGCAGATGCCTCAAGATAAACCTAGGTTAAGATTGTCAACCATAGGTAGACCAGACAGGCAGTTGTGGTATGATTTCAAAAAACCTCATAACGAACCTCTTGCACCTAGTACCAGGATTAAGTTTCTCTATGGTTATATCCTAGAAGAACTATTAATCATGCTTGCTTCTATCTCTGGACATAAGGTAACTCAACAACAGAAGCAAGTAGAAGTGGAAGGAGTTAAAGGACATCAAGATTGTTTTATTGATGGTGTATTAGTTGATTGTAAGAGTGCCTCCGGTATAGGCTATAGTAAATTTAAATATAATAACTTATCAAATAATGACCCATTTGGATACTTACCTCAGATATCTGCATATGCAGAAGGTAATGGAGTAGATGAAGCAGGTTTTCTAGTTATTAATAAATCTACAGGAGAATTATGTTACACAAAAGTACATTCATTGGAGATGATAAATGCTAAAGATAGAGTTAAAAAAATTAAGAAGGTTGTTAATTCAGATACACCACCGGACAAATGTTATTCAGCAGTTCCTGATGGAAAGTCTGGCAACTATAAGCTCGATACTGCTTGTATGTATTGCAATTATAAGTTTGATTGTTGGAGTGATAGTAATGATGGCAAAGGACTTCGTGTGTTTAATTATTCAACTGGTAAAAGATATTTCACGCAAGTTGAAAAAGAACCTAACGTAGAGGAAGTACATGATAAATAGTCATTGGACTTGTTATGGCACAGAAAAATCTTTTGTGCCTAACGAGGATAAGTTTGGTTTTGTTTATATTATAACTAATACTAAGAATGGTAAGGCCTATGTAGGATGTAAACAATATTACATAGGTAAATCTAAGAAGCAATCTAAGTGGCAGACCTATATGGGTTCTTCTAAATATTTAAAAGCTGATATTAAAAAGATAGGTAAAAAATATTTTACATTTGAAGTAATAGCAGAGTATAAAAATAAAAGAAGTTTACGTTACTATGAGATGTACTATCAAGTAAAGTGGAATGTTCTTACTGCTACTGTAGAAGGTACAGACGAACCTGCATTTTATAATTCATATGTTGGTGGTAAATTTTATAGGCCTGTTGAGAGTTATAAAGAACCTAATTATTTAATAAAACAAAGTGAGGTTCAAAAAAGTAAATTAATAAAATGCAAAAAAGAAAATGGTGAGATTGTTATATTTAAAAATGGTAAAGAAATTAGAGAGGCAGGTTATCGGTCTTCTGATATTAGAACTATGGCTAGAGGTGGTTATCAAAAAAGTAAATATAATAAACAAGGATTTTTTATTAGAAAAAAATGTAATGATATAATTAAAGCAGAATTTATTGACAATGAAGAATGAACCTGATATAATACAGATAGAAAACTTATTTTATTCTGAGCCTTACAACTCAGAGAA